GACTTCGACATCGACTTCAACCAGTATAAGTACCTCATCGAGACTCGGTGCTCTGGCGCTTTGACTATGCCGCATTCCGCTATTGTTTACTGGAAGCTCGAGATTATTCCGAAAATAGAGGGCTAATTGGGCGACTTAGGAGGGTTTTATGTATATTGAAAAAGGTCGGGATGGGATTCCCGATAAACTCTATATGACCGCTAATGACGTTGACATATCAAAATATGTTTTATACTTTAAGTCTAACGATTTTGGATCGGACCAACTGAATTACTTGTATTTTGATTCCGAATGTTCACGGCCGGTGAGCAACAAAGAGCTTCAGGATCTTTTTATTAAAGGTTCTGTATTAATTGAAAGTAAAAATGTTACTTTCTATAAAAGGGATTGGGTCTCCCCGTTAACGTGTTGGGATACGGCTTGGGATCTGGGTAATGATGAGCGCGTGGTAAGCGAAAAATATGTTGCCGGCGCAGGTTATGTAGCAAATACTTCAATACATGCGGTACTGTATCATAGTCAGACGAATCCTCCATTGCTGGCGGATCTTAGTATTCATGATTCTGACGATGACTTGGCCCCCGCATTTGATCCTCATGTGTTTACTTATGATCTTATAGCTACAAGCGATCGGGCTGCTATCTGGGTAGATGTCGGCGATGACTTGAACTACCCGCATACTATTGTTATCTCGGCAACGCTTGACGGGGAAGAAGTCGATGTCGATGAACTAAGAGAAGTAATTAATTGGACTAAAGGACAGCATGTTCTTGTATTTACATTGCAAATTAAGAACGGCGTTCTTAAATCCGAGTACACCATCAACATTGACGCTTCACTCCCTGCGCCGACGCTAAGCGCTCTTACCATTGGCAGTCTCACTTTGTCTCCGAGCTTTGACTCTGGTGTTGTCGCCTACACGGCTGCTACGACAGATACAAGCAATATTCTTACCTTCACAACGGTTCCCAATGATGCCATAGTTACTGTGAAACTTGGAGATACTGTTATTGATGACATTTCTCAGGGAATCGAATGGGCAAATGGTGAAAATATTCTTACGATAACGGTTGGAGAAGCTCCAGCGGCGGTTACTTACACGGTTACAGTTACTGCTTCTTAATAAGCAGCTCACTTGGCCCCAACCAAAATCAAAATGGAAGGAGGTAGCCAATAATGGCTAAATATTATGACGCGGTTGGCTACGTCATCCAAAAGGAAGTTAGTCCTGGTGTGTGGGAAGATGAAACAATTGAGAAAAAATATCGTGGGGATGTTATTCTGAATCAGTTGCGGTGGCAAATCGCAGATAAGGTGAACGATGACATTAACATTGATAATAGTATTTCAATTATTGCAGACCCATTTGCTTTCGATAATGTTTGTTATATGAAGTACATTAAGTGGATCGGGAAGAAGTGGAAGATCCAATCTTTTTCCATCAAAAGACCTCGTGTCGTGTTACAATTAGGAGGGGTCTACAATGGGTAAGCGATTGGATCTCCATTGGCTCCTGGTGGACATACTTGGTACTAAAAACGAATCTTCCGATAAGCAGCGGGTCTACTTTCAGCCACCGTCAACAATCTTTATGACGTATCCGTGTATCGTTTATTCCTTAGATGCCGTTGATGAAAAATTTGCGGACGATATACTCTATCAAGGGAAAAAGCGATATCAGATTACTGTTGTCGATCGGAACCCAGATAGTCTCTTCCCCGATATGGTAGCAAAATTACCATATACAAGTTTCAGTTCTTTTTTTGTTACTGATAACCTTAATCATTTCGTTTACTCGACATATTTTTAATTTAAAGGAGAAATAATATAATGGCTACTTTAGTATGGGATGCCGTCGGCTCGCGAATAGGCGAGACCGGTACTTCGAAGGGCGTGTACTATCCGCTCGACCAGACAGGCAAATATTCTCCGGGTGTGGCATGGAACGGTCTTCGTTCTGTAACGAACTCGCCCGAAGGCGCCGAACCTCAGGATTTCTACGCCGATGATCAGAAGTATATAACTTTAAGATCGGCCGAAAATTTCAGTGGTTCAATCGGTGCATATACCTATCCTTCCGAGTTTGCGGAGGCTATAGGAGAAGTTGAGCTTGTTACAGGTGCTAACCTTACACAGCAACCGCGTAAGACGTTCGGATTCTGCTATAGAACAGCAATCGTTAACGACGTTTCTGGCGATGCGTACGGTTACAAATTACACTTGGTTTACGGCGCAACGGCCGGTGTCTCTGAATCGGCGTATGAGACGATCAACGATACCCCGACACTGATTGAATTCAGCTGGGATTTCACAACCGTTCCTGTTGCGGTTACCGGGCACAGACCAACTGCACATCTGATTGTGGATTCAACAAAAGTTGCTACTGGGAAGATGGCCGCACTTGAAGCAAAACTATATGGTGACGCGGACACTACAGCAGAACTTCCGCTTCCTGACGCTGTCGTTGCTCTACTCACTACTGGTGATTGAGCGTAAATTATTGATATGAGCATAAAGGGGCGGATTTCGCCCCTTTAATATTTTTTTATAAAAAGGAGATTTAATATGATAAAGCGACCGATCACATACACCGATTACGATGGTAATAAAGTAACTGAGGTTTTCTACTTCAACCTAAACAGATTTGAATGGCTTGAACTGGAAACCTACACTCGTGGCGGTTTGATTAAAAATTTGCAGGATTCAATTGATACCAATAACCTCAAGAAGACCATCGATTTGTTAAAGAAAATAATATTGCGCGCCTATGGCGAACGCGATTCCGAAACCGGGAAATTCCGCAAGACGGAAGACTTGGCCGTCGAATTCAGCAAGACGGAAGCATTCAGCGAACTGTTCTATGACCTGGCCTATAATGAAGATAAATCAAAGGAATTCTTTATGGGCTTAATCCCGCAAGAAATGCGTGAGGACGTTGCCGCTCAGGTTGGTAAAGTATTGCCTCCGCCGACAAGTCTAACTTAATCTAAATAATGAGGAGATGATGGAATGCTCACGATTGTCATACCAGAAAACGATTACTATGATCCACAAACAAATGTAATTAAGACAAATCCTGCATGCACGGC